AACAAATCTTCATAGTCCAGCATCCCTGTCTATATTAATTGAATAAGCAGTATCAAGTCCACCACCCCAAGGTTTTCGATCATTAATCAAAATTCTTTCTCCTCTAGGTGTGTCATAGATAATTTTATCATATCTTATACCATTTGTGTCAAGACATTTCTCTGCAATACCTTTAAACTCAGAGAATCTTGCACTAATAATAAGCACATAATCATCAGGTTTAACATTTTTTTCAAAGAAATCTTTAACACCAGGTAAAATTGTATCCTCCCCTGTCTTATATCCATTATGAACGACAAGAGTTCCATCTAAATCAAGAATCCATCCCTTTGGTAGATCCTTTAAAGGTAAATCAGGTAATTGCACGAGTACTCCAAATGTAGGTTCCCATATAGAAAGAAAAGAGAGCAGCCTCAACATCCTCTTTCACATATCCAGTAAGAGATAACCAGAGATTAGCGTGGATTAAATCCATCTCTTTCTTACTCATACCAGATCTCTGTAATATTATATCACCATACTCCTCATATCCATTACTAGCAATCTCTAATTCAACAACAGGTATATCTTTAATCGTAACCTTAAACTTTTTTGAGTTCATAGAATCATAATTACCCACAGCAGAATAATAAAACTTTGCCCAGTCATATCTTCTATCACCGTAGATTTTAGTATTACCAAAACTTCCACGAGGGTCTATCAACCATATCTGATTATCCTTATCTACTAAACTATTACTAAAAGATGGATCACCATGAATTATATTGTAATCATTATCATTTACAATACTACTCATAGAATCCTCAAAGACAGAAAGATTGTACATGGGATTCTGACACGACACACCATTAATAGTGATTACAGGTTGATTAAAATGTTTTAATAAAGTTGCAACTTCACCAACTCTTTTCCATGCCTTAGTGAAATAAACACTCATACACTCACCCATCGATCCCTTAGAGGTTCCAAGTGAATGTAAAGCATCAAGAGTATCACAATAATTATTAATGATAGTGGATTTATTTTGATCTATATCCCATGCATGTTTTCCATCTATTTTGTCCATTACAAGTGGATTAATAGAGTGTATTGTAGGAATATTTTTTAATCTACCACCTATTGCTTTATACCAACTCTTCTCATTCTTATGAACATCATCGTATTTGGGATCAATACATCTTTTATAAACTCTATCACCATCTATTTTAACTTCATTAAAAAATCTATGAGTTATTTTTTTATCAAGAATTTCTTCATACCTTTCTTTTTCACCAACCTCAAAACACCCAGTTAAATAAAAACTATCAATATCTTTTTGAGTGTAATTATCAGTCAAAAAACCTCTTACTAAAGATTTTTCTAGTGTTAAATTTTCAAACTTAGATTTATCTTTAAACACAAAAAATCCAGCAACTCCCTCATCCGTAGAGGATTCATTTACAAACTTTTTATCTTTAAGACTCCATCTACATTTGAAGGTGTTAGAAAGACCAATCAATAATTCATTTCTGAAAAAAAATCTTTGAGTGATTTCAAAAAATAAATCTGCCCACGTAAGGATGAATGGTTCATCAGCAGGAATATATGTAATTGCTTGCTTCAAACCACCAGCAGTACCTTGCTCAGAGGTAATAACGATGCGATAATTAGTATGTTTACAAAACAATCTCAAATACTCTTTCAACATACCTGATAAATGATCTGCAATAATAATCACCTCTTTATCTTTGTAGATATTAAGGGTATTAATAATCATAGGCACATCATTAATAGGAACAAGACACTTGGGTCTATTCTGTGCATACTGTCCCATACGAGTTCCTTTACCACCCGCTTGGACAATCACATATTTAACATCATCATCAGTAATCATATCTTTGTTTGACCTATACTACCTCCAGGATGATTCTTGACAAACTGTTCAAGAGTAAGTTGCTTCCTTTCAGATATTTCACAGGCAACTGACTGTAAGAATATAGTAAAAACTGCAATGGAGCAAGTAGGAACGATGTTAAGATGATCTGCCTCTTTGCTTACACGAAGATCAATATCCAAAGAAGAATAATCAAGAGATTTATTCTTAGGATTAGAATGAATAGAAACTATTTTACAATTCTTATGTTCAACATGCTTTAAAAAATGAATCAATTCTTCTGTATTACCACTCTTAGATATAGCAATTAATATATCCTCCTTATTAATAACTCCCATATCTCCATGAACACTATCCACAGGATCAATAAAGAAACAAGAAACACCAATAGAGGAAAAAGTTGATGTTGCCTTTGCTGCAACATGACCATTCTTACCCACACCAGTAAAGAAAATCTTCCCCTTACAATTAAGGAGAAGATCTACAAACTCACTAACAGTAGGGTTATAATCAGACGGTATTGATTTGGCAATAACATCCATATGAGTTTGATAATATGAACGTATACTCATGATTTTGCAATCTGTTCAGAAATCCAAATGTATGTTTTGCGAATACCTTCTTCAAGAGTCTGCTTATAATCCCAACCTAGTTTCTCACGAATAAGATCATTGTTTGAGTTACGTCCACGAACACCAAGAGGTCCATCTATATGATTCTTTTTAATACTCTTACCAGCAACCTTAGCAGCCGTATCAACTAACTGATTGATTGAAACCATCTCTTCCGAACCAATATTAACTGGTCCAAGGAAGTCTGAATCCATTAATCTTCTAGTTGCTTCAATACATTCATCAATGTAGAGGAAAGATCTTGTTTGCTTTCCATCTCCCCATACCTCAATTGTATCGGTATCTTCCGCATACGCAACCTTTCTGCATATTGCTGCTGGAGCTTTCTCTCTACCACCTTCCCATGTTCCTTCTGGTCCGAAGATGTTGTGATAACGGGCAATACGAACAGGGATGCCATGATTGCGATTATAAGCAAGATATAATCTTTCGGAGAACAATTTCTCCCATCCATATTCTGAATCTGGTGCTGCTGGATATGCTGATTCTTCACGGCAATCTGGATTATCGGGATCAAGTTGATTGTGTTCTGGATACATACATGCTGATCCAGAATAGAATATCTTAGTTCTAAAATCTAATACAGGTCTATTACACTCACTCCATCCTTGTTTGCCATCAAAAGTTTCATCAAGTAATCTTTGTTGCTCTAATACATTAAGATTAATAGTAACTGAGTTCTGCATAATCTCAGCATCATTCTCACCAGTAAATACAAATCCTGCACCACCCATATCAGCAGCAAACTGATAGATCTCATGGAAAGGTTCAATGTACCTGTAAGGAACTTCATTATAAAAGTTACCTTTCTCTCCTTTATATTGTATTACTCTACGAACGAACTCTACATCACGTAGATCTCCTTGTACGAATTCGTTTGCTTCTGTATCAGTAAACTCTGGGTACTTTAAGTCAACACCACGCACCCAATAACCTTCGGAGCGAAGTCTTTTGACCATGTGACTTCCTATAAAACCACCTGCACCCAGTACAAGTGCAGTCTTTTTATATTCACTCATAATAAAATATTAGTTATAGTATGTATTATACAAAAAAAGGAGGTTGTAGTCAACCTCCCTCTTATTATACATCTGCAAATTTACCTGGCCACTCTCTTTTGAAAACTTCTGTAAGTTTATCTAATTTTTCAGAGGGAACTTGATGATCATTAACATGATCTTGCAACTCTGCAATTTGCTGTGATAGAGTTTGAATATATTCTTCTACTTTTTGCAGTCTTGCTTCTACCTCAACATCATACTTAGACATTGATGCTCCACTTGCAGACTTTGCTGCTGTTCCTTTTGCCATGATTATTAGGGGGGGATTCTGAGGTTATTTATAAAGTAACTCTTTGAAATATATTTTTCTTTTCTGGTTGCTTCTCTACAACCACTTCCTCAACCTTAGCCTCTTCTACTGGCCATGGAACATCATATTCCCAATTCTTTTCTGTATCAAAGGTTTCTGCTGGATTACCCAAACATCTTTGTAATAATCTAACACGTATAGTATCCTTTTTGAATACTGGTTGTGGTGTTACAATCCTACCGAGTTCAATATACTCTACGTAAGAAGTTGTTTTTGGTTCCACTACTGGAACGTATTCTGCTTTGGGCATGACTAATATGTGTGAGGGTGAGTGTCTATATCTGCATGTTCAATATTATCTATACTTTCAATATGACCATGATCAATGTCGATGTGCCACTTCTTTTCGAGTGCATCAGCAATCCTTTCGAGTGCTGATGCGATACGATTGAACTCTTCGCTCATGAGTAACTCCGTGCTTCATCCTTAGTGTAACAAGGGACACCATCAGGGTCAAGCCATTTGGTGTATTCAAAATCTTCCATAGCAGTGGTCAATTGCATACCATTGTCACATAGATACATGTCTTTGTATCTTCTTGTGTAATTATCCATCTTTTGGATGCGATAATCAGGTTTACCGTTTTCTAGAGTTCCAGACTCAACATAACGATAAGGAAATCTTTCAAGTAAGACGGTCATTTTACTCCTTGTAGGTCTTCTATAATACAGTCTATCACAGCGTTATAGTCTGCGTCAGGATCTTCACCCGATAAATCAATATATTGTAGCCCTTCGTAATATCTTTTTACCTTCTTGTACAATTTCGGATTTTTTACATCCAAAAAGATCTCTTTATTAGCAGCAGCCCGAAGGGTGCTTATGTCTTTCTTGAACTTTGAAGTAAGCGTCATTGCTTTGTACGATTGACATTAAGATTATAAAATATGAGGAAAAGAAAGTCAAGACTCTGCACTTCCTCCTGTGGTATGCATACGAACATACTCATCTGAGGGGGTCAAAACCACACTTACTTCTCCATCAGTAACTGCAATTTTTTCACCCTTCTCTACTCTTTCACGAATCTTCTTTTCGTTTCTGGAATACTCTTCCATAGTAATGGTTTTCATTCTTTTACACTCTCCGCATAATCTATATCAAATTGTTCTAGTCCTTTATCAGTTAAAATGTGTTTGTACATCTTCTCGAATACTGCTGGTGGCATCGTAACAATGTCAGCACCATCTGCATAGCATCTAGATACGCTATGAACATCTCTTAGAGAGGCAGCAAGAACCTCAGTCTTTGTTATATACTGTTTTCTGTATATAGCAGCAATCTCTTTAATGAGAGCAACGCCATCAAATGAATTGTCTTCTACTCTTCCAACAAAAGGTGAGATGTATGCTGCACCTGCTTTTGCTGCAAGGATTGCTTGTGACGGTGAGAATATAAGAGTGACATTAACTCTAATATTTTCCTTTGATAGTTCCTTACATGCAATAAGACCATCTACAGTACAAGGCACTTTGATGGTTGCCATCTTACCAAACTTTCTATTAAGTCTTTTTCCCTCAGAAATCATATTCTCCGCATTACCAATGACTTCCATGCTAAGATCAGTAACACCAATCTCCTTAAACTCTTGATAAACATCTTCATGTTTTCTACCACTCTTACGAATGAGAGTTGGATTAGTTGTTAAACCATCAATAAGTCCAGTTTTATAATGCTTACGAACAACATCTGTTTCAGCAGTATCAAGAAAAATTTTCATCGTGATAATTTAAGTAAAGTATATAGTTACCCTTTCCAAATCATATCTGGCATTGGGGTTTGTTGTCCTCTTAGTAAGAACATTAAAATAAAATAACACAAAAACCAAGAGAAATTAAGAATAATATTCTGTCTCCACAGAAACTTTCTTATAGCCATAGATTTAAAAATCTCTGGTGGTTTCTTCTGTGCTCTAAAAATTTGTTCAATAACAATAGAAACTCCTAATGCTATTGCTGCTGGAAGAAACCAGAAATCTAAAAATGCACATACAAACAATAAAAATTGGGTCATTCTTCTTCGTCGTGGCTGTGCTTTAACTTTCCAGACATCTCATATGCCTCCTTATTCCCACCGTGACCGTGTGCTATTCCTAGTTCATGCATCTTTGCATGTTCATCTATCTGATCTCTTAGATTCTTTTTACCTGCTCCGAATGTAAGATAAAGTCCATAGGCAACTAAACCACCTAAGACTAAACCAAAGAATAAAATTAATCCTTGGTCGGGAGTAAGATTTAAGTGTTGAATGAGAACATCAGGTTGTCTCTCCCAAGTGCCAGGTAGATTGTAAACTGAGGGTTTTGATAAAAAAATCATTGTTTTAATAGTGCAGGGACATCTCCATCATCATCGTCTTCATCATCTTCATCTTCCAATTCTAATTTTAACTCTTCTATTCTATCTTGTAAAGCTCTGTATTCATCCAGATCACAACTTGTCTTCTTATCAAAACTAACGCCCAATAATTTTTCACCAGGTTCCACATCTATCATCTCTGGATGAATTCTTTTAGTTACTTCAGTATTCCAAGTATTAGCATTATAACTTTTCACAGCATCAGATTTCCATCCCGAAAGTACAGAGCGAACTGCCCATACTAAAAGAAATATCCATGTTAGTGAAAAAACTATGTCCGTAATTGGATTCATCTTGATCCTACACGGGGTTCACTGTCGGGTACTTCATGAGGATCCATTTCTCCTTTTGGTAAGTAAGCCAATTCACGCATGGCACGAACTGAGGGATCAGTTGTAACATTAGTGGGCAGTCGTCCAAGAGCGACATTATCAAAGTTAAGTGAGTGCCTGTCAAATGTAGATAGTTCATATTCCTCTGTCATACTTAAACAATTGGTAGGGCAGTATTCTACGCAGTTACCACAGAATATACATGCTCCAAAATCAATTGAATAATTTCTTAATTCCTTTTTCTTTGTTTGTTTGTTCATCACCCAATCGACCACTGGGAGATTTATTGGACATACTCTAACGCATACTTCACAAGCAATGCATTTATCAAACTCATAATGTATACGACCTCTGTATCTCTCAGAGGGTATTAGTTTTTCATAAGGATACTGTATCGTTACAGGTCTCCTTCTCATATGATCAAAGGTTACACCTAACCCTTGTAGCATATATTTAGCAGTGTCTTTAACTTCTTTTAAGTAATTAAAGATTCCTTTCATTGCATTGGATGAAATAAAAGATCTGGAAAGAAATAATTAAATTCAATAAGAATAACTGCTGTAATAGTCAACCATATAGTTGCTACAACTGGTGCAGATCTAAACCACTTTGTATAAAAGATTTTAAAAATTGAGTTCATCGTTGGACATCGTGAGCACAACCATCACCAGTATAATCATCACTATCATAATATCCATTCTTAGTTCCAAAGAATATTGTGAGTGCAACAAATGGCAGTGCTGCAAGGATTAGGAAAGTTTCTAAGATCATCGATTGAGTATTCTTTTAATTGGTACTTGCCTTACTTTATCTATAACATCATCCAGTATATCAGTTTCTACCTGATCTTTAATCGCATCAATAACATTCACATCAAGATGCATAAATGGTGGAATTACACCAAGTATGCGAAGTAATCCGTCAAGGAACAAAGCAAGACAAGTGAATCCAAGTATCATACTAATGATAGTTGCTTCACGATTATGCTTGGCCATTGATGCTTCATCAATTCTTCTTGCCTCTTCAACTGCTTCGGCAATCATCGCATCAATTTCTACTTTAGTATAGCAGATCCTTTTAATGGTATCTTCGGTCATAGTCGAAGTATGATTATTTTTAGTATAACACCTTTGTCAAGTATTACAATTATATATTGTTACATCATTTCGTGAACATGTCCAGATGGGCGTTCCCCCATCATTCTTTGATGCTGTCGTTCAAGTTGTTGAATTTTATTCAACATCTCTTGTTTCTTTTCAATGTCTTCTAATTTTTTCTGAACTTGTTTTAGTTCTGATTGAATCTTATCTTCCATATAGATGAATAGAATTCTACCAGTGTATAGAGAATTTATTTATTTGATCTCAAAATCTAGTTTACGAACTTTACGTTTTCTTCTCTGTTCTTGCCACTCTAAGTCTTGAGATGTTAACTTATCTTTTTCTTTGTGCTCATCAATTCTTCTGACGATAATAGTTTGCGATAGATCTGATGCTGTTATTCTGTCTCCTATAACAGTCATCATATTTGGGCAACCACAACTCCTTGTTTGTGTATTTGAGCTGGTGATTTCCTTGTTACATTGTTTACATCGAACTATTATCATAATAATTCATTCCAAAAATCTCTATTCACTAACATTATTTATTTAAATAGAAGCTTACAGTACTCGCTAAACCTGTATCAAATGATATCTGAGGAACCCATCCTGTTCTTTGAGTGAGTTTAGAAAAGTCAGTTCCATATCTTTTATCAACACCTGGTCTATCATTTGATACTCCAATTAAACTATGAGGTTTATTCATCATATCTAAAATTTTTCTAGTTACCTCAATATTTTGTAACTCACATGCACCACCAACATTGAACTTATCATTCAATACTTTCTGCTGATCCAATGTCCAAATAGCACAGCAATGATCATCTACGTGTATCCAATCTCTTATCTGCTCACCACCATCATGCATATAAGTTATCTCATTCTTCATTGCATTTGTAACAACCTTAGGAATTAACTTCTCTTCATGCTGTCCTGGACCATAATTGTTTGAAGAACTAGTGATAAGATAAGGAAGACCATAAGTATTGTGCCAACTAGTTACAAAATGTTCTGCTGCTGCCTTAGTTGCAGAATAAGGATTACGAGGATCATATGGAGTGGTCTCTTTGAAAAGTTCTGTATCATCATAATCCAAGGAACCATATACTTCATCAGTAGAAATATGATGAAACTTCTCAACCTCAACCTTCAGACTAGCGTTCAAAAGATTTATTGTTCCATTTATGTTAGTAGAAATAAATGGATTAGAATTTGAAATAGATTTATCTACATGACTCTCTGCCGCAAAATGAAATACCTTTGATGGTTTGAATTTATCAAAGATATAATTTACATGATCCTCATTAGTAATATCACACCAAATAAACTTATAGTCAGATGGAATATACTCCTCAGTAGCAGCATAGGTAAGATTATCTAATACAACAACCTCTTCATCGGTTACTGTAAGTAGATAATGAAGAAAATTACTACCTATAAATCCTGCACCGCCTGTTACTATAATCATTTCTTTCTTAATAATTGCTGGGGCCTTACACGTTAAGGGGGTGGTGGGATTCCTCAACGATGCCCCGATAATATTATACCACCCTTGTCAAGTGTTTGGTTCTAATGAAATTATATCCAATTCATCTTCTTCTTCCATATCAATCCAATCTCCAAACTCAGCATAAAGTGCTATCTTATCTCCACACATTTCTGCTTCTTCTATTTTATCTATTGCCCACTCTCTAACGTATGCAACAATATCCTCAGTCGTTTTCAATTCCATAATAGTCTTTCCTGAAATATCGTGAGAGGATGTTACTATTGTAGTATGCTGGTGTCCCATCGTCAAGTTGTTCGGTAAGGACTTTGTTAACAAATAGTTGTCTTGTTTCTTCGTAGTTTGTTTTGCCTTTTGTATTATGTAATGATAAGATAGTTCGACTAAAATTTTCTCTGCCCACCTTCCCAATCTCTTCTTTAAGTTCTGGACAAGACCCATAATACTTCTTCCAATCAGATTCAGATTTTACTTTGCGTTTCTTACCCTTCGGGGTTCTAAACTGCCAAAAGTATTTACGTCCAAT